TGGTTCCTCCCATGATGTTCTGTTCTGGATCTGTTGGATCGGTCACCCCCATGTCTTTAGCGGTTGCCGGCATCAATTGCATGAGACCAATGGCCCCGACTGGGCTTCTCGCATCTGCATTCCCACCGGACTCCTGTTTAACAATCGATTTGATCAGCTTATACGGGACATCGAATTTTTGAGACGCCTGATCGATGATGCCGCCATACACGTTTTTCTTTTCTGCACCCTGTGCAGCACTAGCCAAAAGAGCAGCGAAGTTTTTGTTCAACAAACTTTCTTCATCGATAGCATCTTGGTTATCTTCCGGTGTACGCGTCGCAAATAATGGCCTCGCCATAATTCCTCCAAAACTCTAAAGTGGATCCCAACTTAACGCCGCAGACCATGTAAAAAACTCCACTCATCACATAAATTTGGCGACTGTTCCGGCAACTTTTGTTCCCATATCAATCGCTTGGGGAAGCCAACCTTGAGAGGCTGGAGTGCCACCTTTTTGTCCTGCATAGGGGTCAATGTGGGATTGAAACAGCTGCTTCATCAAATCCATGAAGTATTGCTTTTTCTGGAAATCATCTTTTAAGCCAATCTCTTCACCCATTAGAGCTTTACCACCGGCTTCTAAATCGAGCTCTCTTGCTTTTTGATTTTCTTCTGCCTGCATCCCTTGTCCTACCAAGTTTTGCTTGAACACGTTCAGGTTTTCATTGGCTTGGTTCAGCTGTCGAGATTCGTCGGCTCGGGCTTGTTCGCTCGCTAAATCGAGCGCGCCTTTTGACCCATAATCTCCCAACGCTTCTTGGGTTTGGTTTTGGCTTTTCATGAGAACATTTTTCATCATACCCGGACTGTAAGAACCGGTGAGCTTTGCATTACGCATCACCTCATCAGTTCCGCCTTTTGCTTGCCTCAAAAGACCGCGCTGCATGTTGTTCATCGTCTCGCCATACACTCCACCCTTTCCGCTCAAGGCATCGGGCATTTTGAATTGGTAGGGAGTCGCTGTAGTGTTCTGGAACTGATAAGGATTGTATTTCTGATTGAAGAGTGTGTTGCCAAACCCCATGCTGCTATTGCCTGCGCTGTACTCCTTGGGGTCTTGCACATTTCCAAGAGCGCCTTTCAATCGACCATAAGACAGATTGTCCGCATCTTTCACGTTTTCGCTGATATAGCCTGTTTTTGCTGACTTTCCGAAAGGGTTACTCATTGTTGTCTCTTCCTCGCATGAAAATTTTTAATCGTTCGTCAGAAGGTTCGCTTAAAACAAGACCATCTAACACTTTCTGAGCTTCTTGTTTCAGTTGATCGATTTTATCTCGCCAGTTGAAATAACCGCTTGATCCAAACCCCGTCAAAACGACGAAATTTCTTCGACATCGAATTAAATCCTCAAAAGCAGAGGTGATGATGTCCATGCAGTCATTGTGGATCAAAGCGTAACGCTTGAACTCTTCAAACCATTTTTCATTTTTCTCGTTACGTAAATCAGGCATCACACAGCAAAAAGCTTCAAAATAAAGATCCAGATCATTCGCTCGTAGCTTCCAAAGCTCCAGCTCTTCTTCTAAAGGAAATTGGCCCGGAACGTAACTTAGGTTGATTACTTCAGCGTCATAAATACGGTTTAAAACCTTAAACATCGGCCAAAAGTGCCCCGATTCATTCAAATCGGCTAGCCCAAGGATGCTTTTCCATAAAAGCTCGGCGCTATGCTCAGGGTGCAGTTGTCGGTCAGCGATATCGTCAGCTAAACAGATGGCGCGATGAAGGGAACGAATCCCTTGAGTCAATGTTGGGTGCTCTTCTTCCAAGGCATTTAACCAAACTTTAGTTTGATATTTACTGGTTGAATTCTGACTGATCATTCCTTTTTTCCTTAGATTCAAACTATTTAACAAAATGGATCTTTTTTTCTTTCAATTTGTAATAAACCCTGTAGACAAAATCCAAACTTTGAAATTTGATCAGTTAGTGGGGGAGAGTACCTATGAGAAAGCAAGTGTTGGCACAGTCGTTCACCGCGCTCACCCTATGTGGCCTGCTGTTTGCCGGATGCGGGGGAGGGGATTCGAACGTGACCTCTCAACCCACAAACGGGGCTTCCGCTCAATCCACGCAATCCCAGTCAACTTCATCGACAAACTCACTCAACTGCCAACTGAGCCTGAATCCGGTGCTAAATGGCCCAAACGTCACCGATTTCAAGACCTTCTGGGCCTGCCAAGAGTTCGACCCCTCTACTCAAACAACTAGCTCATACGGTCTTTCTGTCTTTGCCGATGGCTCTGGAATATTGTTCGATGCGACCGGCGTGAATAGCCTGCACACCTTTCTTTGGACTCAAAAAACTTGCTCCGAAATCGTTGTAGAAAACACCTACGGAACAGACAAAATCATCGAAATCTCCGGCGCCGCAACCTCAGGGATCTACAACTTCAAAACCGCAAGCGGGTTCACAGATAGTTGCGTACTCATCAACCTACCAGCTCAAACTCCGAAGCCGAGTGTAGAGCCGTCGTTTCAATTGGGGACTACCATGATCTCAAAACCATCAGAAATCCCACAAGACGCTTTCGTGATGGGGTGGGACCTGAGCGGCCAAGTAACCTCAGACACTGGCTACACTGTTTATCTTGGAAAAATAACCAACAACAAGTTTGATCCTGATTCAATCTGTAACCCATTTGGAATTTATGGGAGCCCCTATTCAGCGACGAGCATGTTTAATCAAAACAGCATTTACGGAAATCAGACGTCTACCTTCAGCGTGGACAATTTATCGGCCAAAGCTCCACCTGTAATAGTTGATAGTCGACTTTATGACCCAAAAGCCACATATAACAGCTCCGGAGTAATTGGGAAAATTACGACTAATGCGATAAGATTCCAAAACCACGTGACTTTGACCGAGCTTACGGACTACCTCGGGTGTACGAGATAGTCCGTCGTCTCCTATTATTTTGGCGCGTTAGCTTTTTTTTGCATTTTCTTCTCTCAATCGAGAGATTTTAGAGAGTCTCTTGTCGAATTTGATTTTCTTGATGCTGGCTATGGGGACTAGCTCATATTCATCATCTGTGGTCAAATATTCCATGATCTGAGTTTCAGGATAGAAACGGTGCGAGACAATCTCAATATCTTCAAACCCACCTGTTAAAAAATAAATTCTTATCCCGTATTGATCAGGCAATTCTGAATGTTCTTTTGGTATAAATGGGGCGATTTGATGGTTCATTTTATCCTCATAATAAAGCGTACTCTAACAGAGCGTGGTTGGATGCTTTGGGTAGCAGAGAGCTGACTGTTTGTGTTGGGAGACGAGCTCCCAGAAAAGTTATTGGTTGGAACCCCTGAACTAAAGGCACTGTCACCGTTCGAGCCGGCAGTATTTCCAACAGATCCTGTAAAATCAGCATTTGGGTGGGAGTGTGTTGCTGTTGCAGTAGTTGAATTGACATCCGTTCCAGGGTCAGCATTGGCCGCAGCGGATGAAGACCCCCCTCCAGAGTTTGCATTATTCCAAAACCAAACGAAACTATGTGCGTGGGATCCACTTGCACCAATGGCTAACGTGCCTTTCCCGTGATAATGCGCTGGGACGTCGTGCACGTGGTTGTTTAGGTCGTGGTTGTGCGCGTTGACCGTGTGCGCATGCTGTAAATTGACCTGATGCGAGGCGTTCCCTACGATTGCCGTTGACCATGCAGCAGAGCCAATGTCCGCCCCCCCTTCGGTTCCAAACCCTACTATGTACCTATTTGAGAGATCCGGAAGCACTTGAGGACCGATTCCAGTGATCGTTTTAGTCTGCCCGTTACAGTAGGCCCAATAAGCCGTGTCAAACGTCAGAAGCCCGTTAAAGTCGTAGATGGGAATGATCGATCCCAGCGGCACCAGTTCTTTAAAATTCGCAGAATCGATGCCTGAAGAGGTAATTTTAGTCCCATCGCCATCAACACCAGAGTGTGTGTGCCCGACTGTGCCGCTGAGTGAGCTATTGTATTTATCTCGTACCTCACGCTCGTTTGCATTCACCTCGTTGGCGTCCGCGATGGTACCGTTTACGTAATTATAAGGAAGAATCATTCTAAAATCTGACATGGCTAATTTGCCTCCACACTAGGAGCTTTTTCCCAAACTACCTTAACATCAATCTTTTTAGCTGCCCAATGTTGCTTGAAACCTTGGTACCTGTCCGGCTCCAACCCTGAGAACTTCTGCGCTTCGCCTGAATCCAATAGATTTTTTAGCACCGTTTTTAGTTTGTCTCCCTCGAGGGCGCTTTCGCACTGGGCACAGGTTGGAATTTTTAAGAACGTTTCTCCTAACTCAGTTTTGAAAACTAGGTACCCTTCTCGCAAATGATTGAGAGGATGCACGAGCCTTCCAAACGCGTCAGTAATCCACGTTTGCACTCCGCACGAACAACAATGACCGGCTCTATAACTCATGGTTGAAATAACCCTTTCTCTTGGGCGCTAATGCTAAACCCGTTTAATACGATAGGTTGACCAGCGTTCTGGTTAATAATTCCTAGTCGCAAATGATTAAAATACAGGTCAGTTTGAATTTTCTCACATACTGAAGTAAGACCACCCCATAGTCCTTGCCCCCAAATCAAATAACCCCAGAGACTGTTAGTGATGGATGTTAGAATGGTGAGCGTGAGCGCGTTCAGAAGCGAAGTATTGAAATCTGTTTGGATGTACAATTTTGACGCGTAACTTCCTGACTTCGAGAAGTTGAACCACAAGAACCACAAACGTTTGATGTCGTCGTGACTCAAAAACCTCTTCCAATTAGTGAAGACTTGAAAAGCAATCCCGCCTATAGAATACTGAGAGGTTGCATCGGGCACAGTGACCCAAACAGGGCTCACAACAAGCTGTGTGCCCGTGTTCGACGTGATGGTGCTGCGCTGACCTTTTCCAAGGCCTTCAGTAATCAAAACATCGACTCCGATTAAATCATTCACGGTCCATGTTTGGGTGGTGTCATTCAACGTGCTGTTAGTGTTTGAACCTGTGGAAGTTCCGTTTATCTGTGCTCCGTCACCATACGTGATGAAGTGCCTCCACATGAATCCGTTGAAATCCCCCCTGTAAAGCCTCGGAATGCCGTCGGCGTCTGGCCATACCTTCAAGGTACTAGCTGAGAGCTTAGTCCAAACATACCAAGAACCTAACTCGTTTTGATCTGGATTAGGGGGCGCCATTAGGTCCAAAACACAAATAGCGTCTGTTTGGGTGGTAGAGGTCAGAGGAATAGACACCAGCCATTGCTTGCGATCTTCAATGGTCACCGTTTCGCACTTGATGTGCTTTTTTGCGCTGGGATCTTTTGAGATGGAGTCAAAAGTTCTCGATAAACGCCTACCTATGTAGTGCACTCGGCGCTCTTTATTTGCTAATTCTGTAGGATCCAGAACGTACGGCCGCACCGACTGATCCATGAAGTAAACGCTATTATCCAATACGGTGGCGGCGCGATTGTTCAAAATTCCGTGCACGGTGTTAAATGCCTGCGGAACACTGTTAAGGTCAGGATCGTCTGGTAGAATGTAACAGGAACGTGTTTTCCCGATCAGCAGAGAGTTATTTCCAATTGTCAGCAAGCAGGTGATCGCTTGCCCATCGCGACCCACTCTGTAAAAATTTTCGACAGGTACAGAACTTGGTAAAAACGGTTTTGAGTAGTAGAGCTTGTCACCCACCGCGTAATAAGTTCGATTAAGAAACGTGGCTACAATCCCACTTTTAGGCGCTAAATCGTTGTCAAACTCAAGCTCACGGGTGCCGTCTAAAATCCCAGCGTCAACAAAGGGTGCGGCGGTGTCTGGCTTGGTTGCTATTTCGTAAAGTGGAGAAAGCGAGTTATACGTAGAGCGGTAAATGACAATTTCAAGACCTGTCAGGCCGGACGGGATAAAATTTGTTAGGGTAACGGTCTTGTTAAGCGCAGTGGTTGTGGCAGATTTGATCAGTGGGATGTTCTCGCCAGAAAGAAGAATCTGGACAGGGTTGGACTCTTCTAAAGTGATTGGATCTCTATAGGTGTAGGCATATTGAAAAGTGCCAACCTGCAACTTTCCTCCGACTCCCACAGTGGCCGTGAAGGTGTCCGCGTTGTCTTGGGGTGCCGAATAAATCGATTGCAAACTCAACGTCGTCCCGTCCCATTGCCGATTATCATCGACCCCGTTACAGAGCAAAACTCGGTTTCCCAATTGCGTGGCACTCCAATAGTTTTGGGTGGAAAACCCAGACCCAATCAGCGTGAAAACTGCGTTGTTGAATCTGTAAATTTTATCCCCACAAACAATGAGACGATCATTACTCCCGTCATCAAGCTGGTAGTAGAAATCTAGCAAAAATGGAGCATTGCTGTTGATAGGTGTTTTGTGTAGTCGAGTGCATCCCAAACGAGTTGCGATACTGCCGTCACGCAAGTTGTCTGCATTCCTTAAAAAGGACCACTCGTTCTCTTGCAAAGATGTGTCGGCTTTGTTGTCGTTCATGCCGCCATCGAGAGAATAATATTCAATTGTTTGAAGATCAATTCCCACTTCGCATTCCCATTTTCTAAAGATAAGTCACGACAATCACATACCCATCACCACCATCTCCGCCCTTACCTGAGTTGAAGCCATTTTCAGCAGCGCCACCGCCACCGCCGCCAGCTCCGTAGTTTCCACCATCACCACCGTCCCCTGCATTGACAGCAGCTGGAGATCCAGAACCAGCTCCACCTCCTCCTCCAGTTCCGGGCCCATAACCAGCATAAGACGTACCATTTGAACCAGATTGTCCCGCAATTACTCCACCACTCGTAAAAGAGTTGTTATTGTGCGCAATCGTACGTCCTGCCGTTCCGCCAACTCCACTAATACCAGCACCGCCAGCCCCACCGCTAGGAGCGCCTAAATAGGAGTCAACAGAATCAATTCCGTTAAAAGTTAAACCCATTCCACCATCACCACCTGGGAAAAGCGCAGTGGTTGTTGCTGCACTGCCTTGGGTTCCTGAGAAGGTATTTCCTCCAATCCCGCGATACCCACCGCCTGCCAGTAGGTATGCACCAAAGGAACTATCACCACCGTCAGTTCCATCGTTTCCGTTAGTGTCATCTGTAGTGACACCAGCACCGCCAACACCACCTGCCCCGACTGTTACAGCTACAGTGGCTGGCAAATCTGCGGTTCGAAACCAAGCCTCACTAATACCAGCTGCTGACCCGCCACCACCTCCAGCAGCATTAAACGCTAAACCACGTCGTCCGGATCCAGCTCCTCCGCCGCCACCACAGAGTTTAACATACGTCATCGAAGTCGCGGTGACACCGGCTGGCTTTGTCCATGTGCCATCAGCAATAAAAAATTGTGAATCGATGATGAAGCCTAGCGTGCCGCTGGCATTAGGTACCGTAAAAGTCCTAGTTGTGCCTGTGGCGATCCCAGACGCTTCAAACTTGGCTTGTTTGGTAGTGTCAGCATTGTCTTGAATGGTGAAATTTGCGTCTTTGACTGTAACAGTGCTGGTGTTATCTAAACTTTTATTGCTGAGCGTCTGAGTGTCGCTCGTACCAACGACNNGTTCCTGATGGTGCTGTTTTTCCTGCCCATGTTGTGAGATTGGCGTCGTAAGCCTGAACATTTGTTCCGATTGCCAACCCTAAGTTTGTTCTAGCGGTCGCTGCACTCGAAACATCGGACAAATTGTTTGATGGATTTAAATAAGCATCCACACCCTTCAATAAATAACCATTCGAGGCCATTAAACCACCGTCCTTGCTGTTTCACGCCAAACAGTGCCGTCGTAAACGAGAGTCAGAAGATCATCCGCAGTCGCAGAAAAATCGGCGCCTCCAGCTAAATAAAGAGAAGCGAAACCAGCCCCAGCCGCAGTGTTGTGTTTTACGGTCGGAGCACCTGAAAAGAGCAGGGTGATGGAACTTCCAGCCACCCAATTCGCCGTTGCAATGCCGTTGATTTGTGTGTTTCCAGTAATTTTGAAGAAGTTCCCATCTACTCCGAGAGTAAGGTCGTTGGCTGAGGCTACGTCAGCGCCTTGTGAAGCACGGATTCGCCCACTGACAGTAAGCAGCCTGTTGGTGTTGTCCCAAGCTAGGTTTGCGTTACTCGTCAGAACTGCCGCTCCGGAGAAGAACGCGATTTGTCCGGCAGTTCCAGCTCCGCCTAACCCTCCGCCCCCACCAGTATTCGCTTTGGTAAGTCTCATTATGGGACCGTCCTGTAGTAGGTGTAGGTCACACCTTCACCGTTAACCGTTGAATTGATGTAATGCTGATTAAGATTCTGTGATTCTTGTATTGACAAAACATCTCCGGCTGAGAGATAAATTCCGCCAGTGTCGTTATTAGGGACGTTGACTCCACCGATGTAAATCCGGCCGGTGTTCGTTCGTTTTGCTTGGATAATAACGCCTGCGCATGGCGTAGACTCAGACACTAAACAAACCGCTGTTCCAGCGGTAGTGACGTCCTTTTGTCCATCCACTGGACGATCGTCGGTCTGTCCTGTTGCACGTATGTAAACCGCTTCGGCTGCCATGAACTACCTCATGTGTTATAAATCATGATAATTTGTTATAAGTCGTCGGGTGCAACTGTGTCGTTTGACTCTGATCGGCTTCCCATACTTGCCCTAAATTTCATCTCGGCTTTTTCTAGACGAGCTCTAAACGTATCGATCGATACTACAGATCCAATCGCTTCTTTCCCTTCCAACTCAGCAATCGTCGCATAAAGAACCAACATCGTTTGCCACGGCTCAATAAAACCAGCGACTGGGGACTGTGAATCGTCCGTTAAGTCTGGCTGTAACGCATAATATTCGTGAAGAAGAGCATTTGTCTCTGAACTGATCGGTGTAGGTTCCAGCAAAATGCTGCGATCCTGATATCGATAAGTGAAAGGGTTGCAGCGACTGAAGGCATCGATGTTGTACACCGGCCAATCACGACGTTCTGAACGCTCCACTTCGTAGCGTCCGTTTGCTTCAACCTTCCAAAGCCTCCTAGTTTTGACCCATGTAGAGGGTAGGGCGTACAAGCTTTGGTTTGCGACTAAACTAATAAAAGATTGCGTCGCAAAATCACCCTGTGCATTGTCAATGAGTTCCAATTGATATTGCTGATAAGCCTCATTCAAATTTGAATTGATCGAGGTGTTGTCATACCTAGGAGATGAACTTGGATTCGGTTCCCCTAAGTTATATCGGACCCTTGTCCTAAGCTGCAGTCTGGTTGACAAAAGGCTTCTCCTCAGAAGTTAGATTTTGCGCTGAGAAATATTTTTTGTTTAAATCGACCTCTGGTTCTGGAGCTTTTTCATCCTCCGGTTTGCGTCCTCGTTTTTTTGTAACAGCCTCAGCCGATGCAACAGGTTGAGGAGCTAAAAAAGAGTCTCCCATTGCTGACGTACGTTTTTCCCTATTTAAGGTAGATAAACGTTTTCTATCTTCTTCGATTTCAATGTACACGTCCGCACCGAGTTGTCGTGGTAGGTTTAACTTGTCTTCAAGATCGGCTACTGCGACTTTCAATTCTTTCACACGTAATGGCTCACCGATAATACCTTTACCCCGTTTACTCTGATCGCTCATCCAGTCGATCCAGCTGTGCAATTGTTCCATCAAAAAATTGTAATAATTTTGAAGCGCCACTGGCTCACGTGCTTCGAGCTCTAGAGGGTCAGTGCTCTTCACCACTACAAGCCCGAGTTGAGAGTAATCTTGCAAAAGACAAGAAGCGACACGTTCTCGAACTCTAAGAATTTTTTTCGATGGCAATGAATATGTCCGACCATCAAATTTCATTTCAATGTCGTGATCGAGTGGGTTCCAAATTAAAACCATCTCTTCTAATTTTACGATTTGTTTCTCTTCTAAAATCTCTATTTGAGACATACAAAACCCTTATGTAAAAATGTTTAGCGTGTGATTGTTTTTCCTTTGTTATACCTTCGCCATTGCGCTTTTTCTTTCAAATGTTCATGCAGTAGAAACCCATCCATAATTTTTCTGATACCACCCTTATCCTGTTTCATCATGTACACGGTTTCATCTTCTGTAGATTTTTCAATTTGCTCCAATTGATTATCTGCCCGTCTTTGTAGATCGAGCAGATAATCTTTCGGAGAGATAATCATTTGATTATACTTCCAAGCGTTCAGCTCGAGCCGAAGAGCCAATTCACGGTTTAAATCCAAATATTTTCCGTCATCGGTCTCCCAAACAAGGATGCACTGCCACAAACCATTTTCACGATTACGTTCATCTATAACCCAACGTTTACGCTGAGGATTAAATCGACACCGAAGGGTTGCCCCAATCGATCTTCCGAAAGCTGATAGCCAATGAACAAACTCACTGTACGGCTCTCTAGTTGTCACTTCATCCTCAGCGCGCATCGTTTTTTCCTTAGAAATTGGGTTCTGTTAGTTTTTCGAGCTTCCCATGGGCATTGGGTTTATCGCTTCCGAAGTTAAGGTCTGCGATGTAGTAAGCATAGTTTTTGTCAAAACCTTGCTTGTTCCCAAACTTCTGACCCATCGTGTCTAGATCCGCCAAGTCAGGATCTTGCAGGCTGTATCTGGCAAGATAAGGAAGCTGCATATTCAGCATGTACAACGTTCCTTTTTGGCAATCCTTGTCCAAGTCCCACTTGTACCCATTCCAAGTGAAACTCACATGACCCGCTTTGATTTTATCGTCTTGGAAATGGACTTGTGAAATTGTGGTATTTACAAAGCTAGAATATACACCATGGCGCGAGATGATTTTTGTAGGATCATCACCGCCCACAATCTGAATTCTACGCAAAAGCCTCTCTAGCAGAGCTTGAGAGCAAGGGACGTTTCCTGCGTTGATAACGTTTGATTGATAGTCAGTGTAGACCGATCGATCGATTCCCTGAAAAGTCACACCGCTCGTTGTAGTGTCCACAATACGAGCCAAACCGGTTAATTCCTTACCATCAGATCCGGACGGGATATTATCTTGGACCGAACTTTTTACGATGATAGCATTGTCACTGACCGTAACGACTTTATCGACAGTGATAGTGTTGTTACTGATAGTAACCGATGTGATTTTAACATCTTGAGCTTCTTTTGCCCCGCCAAGGGTTGCAAAAATGTCCAAGTGCTGCCCTTTGCGCATATATTGCACATCATCGACAACGATGGTCTGAGAAGCGATCACAGCACCGTTCACCTGCGTCAGTGTTCCGGTTGCATCACCGAATGCCTGACGATTGAGGTCAGAGTTCATGCGCTTCAAAGCAGATTGAACACGAGAGGTTAGGGTTCTGGCAAAAGCCACTTCTTGCCCTTTCGACTGTCGAATTTCTCGACCTGTGATTTCAATCGGCCAGTGGTTTAGTTTGGGAGTGATGTATGGCTGCAAAACATCATCATCGTCTGCTGTAGCTAAGGCTTCACCCGGATTAATTGCGCCACCGGCTTCATTTCCTGAAAAGTATGTCGCTTTAAATCTTCCATTTCCTCCGATCGTTTCATCCGAAGTTGGAATTTCGTTGAAGAGTTTTGAAGTCAGGTTCTGCTGATAAAGAAGTGTGCCTTTACCATAAAAGTTTTTTAACAATCCTAAGTCTGCCATGTGCTAGGCCCTTGATTTTTTTAACTCCATGGCGATTGCGTCGTTCATCTCCTTAGTAGAACTAAACTTTGTCTGAATTGCAGGAACCCCAGTTTTGCTGCTAGATGCCGGAACAACAGGAACACTCAGTGATTTTTTCACCGCTGATCTTAGCTTGAAAATGCCCGCCGAACGTTTCTTAAAGGCACTTTCTAGATAGTTGTCTGGAAGCTTGCCCATCACTTCCATGAAAACTTTTTGGTACAACTCGGGCGTAACTTCTTGCATGGCATCTAGAAAAATTTGCTGGGTAAGAAATTCTTTCTCTTCATCACCGACCAGTTTTGCGGCTGTGCACAGTTGTTGAAACTGAGCGTCCATCGCTGAAACCTTTTTAGTAATTTGATCGATGTGATTCCTGTGTTGTAGCTCAGACTCTCGTTGTTGTTCTCTCTCTTGGATTTGCTGAAGAACGCTTCTCGCCCGTTTGTTTTCCTCAAGCTCTTTGATAAGTGCGGGGGGCAATCCTGCGTAAGGATCTGCTACAGGCTCGGAGTTGTTTTCTGGAGAACGTTCAACAAATGCCTTGAACTGTGATAGCAGGTCAGGGTTCTTTGCTAAAACTTCCGCCAAATCTAAAACTTCCCGATTCTGTTCTGCAAAAGCTTGAACTTCTTGGAGTTGTTTCTCATACGCGGCGACTTTCGCCTCACTTTGAGTCACTTTCTCTTCAAAGCTCTTTTTTTCCGTCAGTAGTTGCCTGATCCGTTGGTTTGCCTTAGAGCTTGGGTCACCGGTGAATTCTTCTTTGTTTTCAATTTGGTTTGATTGATCCTCTCCAGAGGGGTCCTCCAGAGTTTCTTCTGGTGACGATTCCGAGGGATCTGCTGTTATGTCTGTGTTGCCAGAATCACTTTCGTCATTTTCAGTGGACGACTCTGAAGTTACGTCCTGACCTGAGTTAAACGCTCTCAGGTTGTTTGCGATTTCTGCATTGAATGCTTCTAAAGCTTGTCCTTCCATGCGATTACTCCTCTTTTACGACGATTACGGGTCGAAACGTGGGCGTAACGTGCCCAAAGCGATTATTGTTGAATTGGATTAAAGCCTTGATCTGCCATTCCATACATCGAGGGAGTGGCTTCTAACGTTTTTTCAAACGCCATTTGCTCCTTCTTCCCCTCTGTTTTTGCTTGCTCGCTAGCTGTGTTCTTTTGTATGGCCATTTCGTTTTGAGCCTGAGCCGCTTCCAGCATCTGACTTTTTTGTTGTTCAGACTCTCCGGCCTGAGCCTGTTGTAATTGCTGCTCGTGAAAAGCGATGTGCTCTTCAAACAACTGTTTCAGTGGATCTGCTGCACGTTCAATGAACGATGGTTTTTGTGTTTCTGCGACATGTTCAGATAAATGCATCTGATGATTGTCTCGAGGGGACGGACTAGGTGGTTGCCCCCTTAACATTCGAGAGTTTTCCCACTTAACCTTTTCCCATTCTGCGTTTGTCTTTTTGTTGAACTCAGTAATTCCAAACTCTGAAAGAAATTGTTGGTTCGTGATTGGATCATTGACGATGTCTCCAAGTACTCCCATTTTAGCCAGTTCCATCACTTGATTTTGACGAGCTGCTTGGCTCTTAGGTATGGAAGACCCAGCTTCAACCTCGACAGTCAGGTTGTCCTCGATTTCTTCTCCTGTAAAAACCACTACATCCAAATCGGTAACGTCGCGTTTTTTCTTGGTAAGCATCTCAAAAATGTCTGCCCGCGGCTCGCGGCACATTCTTTGAAACAAAACCAACTTGTTAGTTTGTCCACGTTCAATAAACTTTTCCCAACCGTTTATTAAAGGTCCATACTGAGAGTTGGCGCTTTCAAGTAACAACTGCAGGGCCGCTGCGGCAGTAACCCCAGTCGGATTATTTCCCTGCATGATAAGATTAGATCCTGAAATACGAGCCATCGTCTCAATAATGGAGGCTCTTTCATTAAAAAATTGAGCGGGCAGGGGGATCCCACTGTGAAGTTGTGGCGGAACAGGACTTCCAACAGAAGCGTTGTATTTATACATGAGAGGTTTCTCTTCACTTCCTGAGAACGCCCCCTCATCAACAGACCCCTCTAAATATAGCCATTTCGGCTTTGCGACGGTTTTCGCATTTTTAACGATTGCACCGTTCAATTCGTTCAGTCGGCATTGTAGGGGAATCAATTGTTCCCACAAAGATCGGCTCCAAAACCTACCCAAATAAGGCTCATAACCGAAAGGAGTGTAAGGATTCCAATTCTTGTAGGGTGACGGACCGACATAAAGCACGATGTCGTTTGCCATCACGATCATTGTACCTTTCCAATCTTCGTAGCTTTTTCCTTTGTTCCATTCGGCATCGAATCGAGGTTTTTGATAAAACTCTCGAAACAAACACCTGTCTTTGATCTTTGGTTTGGCGCCGCTGTTGTTGTGCGTTCTAAAACGCATAGCTAAATCGATATCTAAGGCGTTCCCAAACTTCTCAGTTGATTTCACCTCACCGCCTCGACCAGTGAAATACTGGTTCTTGCGGCTATAGTTTGCCTTGACCCATTCGACGGGCTGCAAAGCGTACTCTTCAATCCACTCGTAATTCTCATCCTTAGCGTTAAAATCGACGTTGATGTTGAAGCCTGTCAGCACTCCAACTTCAGAATCTCCCCAGTGCATCTCGTTAGATGATTCAGATTCACCCTCTTCAACTTCACCTTCTTCGTTTATTGCTGAAGAAGCTCCCATACTTTGCATTGCATCGAGAAATTTCTGTTGATCAAAACCCTCTTCAGATTCCTCTGTAGAAGAAAGCAGGGATGGGATCGGGCTCTCACTCTGTTCTTCTTCAGAGATCTGACGAGTGCCGCGGGCCGATGCGTTCCAAGAGTCTTTGCGAAACACGGTGCCACACGCTAAAACCCAATTGGCAAACTGTTCGTGCTTAAGCGCCTCTTGGTCCATTTCCCACTTGGCCCACTGAATACTTTCGGCAACCAAAGCTCGTCTCACCGAAAAATCATCATTAGGGTCTGAAGGATAAACCTTCACTGATGGACGATTACGGGTCATGAAGCTCGTAATCGTCCTAGCAATGGGCGTGAGCTCATTGGTGACGTAGATGTAGTCACTTCCGGTGAGCTTTTGTTTAGCGGGAAGAGTTTTGGTTCGGAATCGCCCAGAGGCGAAGTCCCAGTAGACCACCTGATTGCCGTTAACGAAATCGATGTTATTTCGCCAAACCTCGAGCAATTCAGATTTTAAACTCTCTCCCTCCGTGAAAAGCTCCTGCATTTGCCCTGCAAGGGCGTTGTGGTCTTTGAGTTTGAGCTTCACGTGTGCCGTTTAACGAACAATACCTTTCACAATAACTAACCAAGTTTGATCGGCAACACCGGTCAAAGTGATCTTCTCTTTATCCTCTGTTGAATCGTAAGACTTGGCGACGAGAGGAGCCACTTGCTGACTAGTCAGGTTGTGCACCTGCACCTCAGTAATTCTCTGAATTCCACTCTCATCGGGCGGGATAAAATCACCGGTTGTAGTTCCACCGCTCCACGTCAGTTTACTTTTAAAATAGCCAATTCTTGGGCCATAGTTTGGAATTGCGAGGTATTCCGCGTCGGTGGGTCCTGCTTGTGTAGATGCCATTGTGAATCTCCTTTAAGAATTGATTTTAAAGTTTTCCGTATGCTTCGATTTCAATTGAAGTCAGCGCAGATAGGTTAGTTCCATTTGATACTTCAGACAGTGCACCAGCGCTTCCAGCTGTTCCAGTGAACGCAGGGGCTGAGTTAGTCCCAGATCTCCCGCTTAACGTGGCATAGATCACCATGACATCATCGCCGTCGGCGAGAGCCCCAAGATTGACAGTGTTGTTGGTGGTGTCGACGATTCCAGATGGAGAAAGGTGAGCTGCGTTCTTCGAGATTTTTGTGACATCTGATTCAGCAGGGGTTTTGAGTGTGTTGGGTAGACCGATCTTTGAACCAATACCCAAAGACGCTTTGAGCCCACCGGCTGGGGCGTTTGTAATCGTCACACTGGTCAAAGTATCGAATGGCTTTGAACCGTATTTGTAGCGGAACTTGGTGTCGGCTACGGATTTGTTTCCTGCTGTTGATGTAAATGTGATATTTTCGGTCTGTGCTGCTCCGTTATAAGTTCCAGTCAGAGCAAACGTTGTAACCCCTTCATAGAGGTTAAGAGCACCGCCTGAGTCGTTCTTAATAATGATAGCTACATTGCGGCCAATGTCTGGGTTGGTGCTGGGAGTGATAGTGCCAGCGTAATTCGTGAAGGTGTCCAGAGCCTTGAGAAGAGCCCCATTTGTAGGATTTGAGGCAGCATCCGCATTCTCTGAATCGGTATTTGCAGACCCCTTGAGATCAGACACTGAAAAGCAGTGACGATCGGTTCCTGATGCGGTGAAAGTAGGAGCGGCAATCGTCCCCGCCGGAGTAGAGCCAGCTTTGTAGTAGAATTTTAGCTTCGTTACAGCGGGGTCACTAGTAGGAACGGACTCAATCAGATATCCAGTATCCACAGCTTGCGCCTTCACACTTGTGAAATAGCCAAGGCCAACACTGATAGCGTTGAAGGTATAGCCATTGGTAGGGTAACTGGTGTCAGCCGAAACAACACACTCGGCTTTCATCTCAGAACCAGCATTTTGCATGACAATGTTAGAAATCGTTAGACTCATACTCCTGAAGCTCCTTAATGCGCTGTTGACGCGCTAACCAAAAATTCTGATCCTCAAATGACAAATGCTTTAACCCTTCTCGTTCATCCACTTTAGGCGACAAAAATGGTGCGTGTGTTTGGATCATGTGCAGTGCGTGAACCATTGCATCAACGCGGTCCTTCTTGCTTTCTCCTGTTGCTTCGGGATCGAAATTCTTAATTTCGTTCAAAAGCTCTTTATTGTTTGTGCGAAACAAACCTTTCTCAATGAGATGAGAAACGGTCTTTGCTCGCATAAACTTGTCTTTAATCGCCTTGAGCGAAACCACTTGCACCGTTGGGAAATAACGCGTGCAAGCCTCAACGAGAGCTTGCTGGTACTGGTTGGATTCAACCCCTAGATAAGAACTCCGTTGCCGGCTCAGAATAGACTTTGCTTGTTCCAAAGTTTCAAAGAATCCCCACTGATCCGCGATTGTTTCTAAGTCGTAGATGAAACCATCCTCACCCATCCCAACCGTACAAAATGCCGTGTTGCAGGCCTTCGAACTCTTGCTGATTGCAGGATCACAGGCTGTGACAATTAAGCTCATTCGTGGCAGCGTGTCGTAACCTGTGATTTTCTCGTAATTGAAAACTAAGGTATCTTTTGAAATGGGCTTTTGCTGATAAAGAGAGTTCCAATCGTACGGACCGATCGTCTGTTTGATTTTCTGCAAAACAGGCAATGGGTAGGCTTCCGGCCAAAGAGGATTGCCCAGCTCATTGATGGCGGAGAGATTGATCACTTTCCAATTTTCATGGGCGTGCTCTTTGAGAAGCCATCCGATCAAATCGTCATCTCTCCATCGCGTACCGATCACAAAGATCGAACCACCCGGCATCAAACGAGTATAGGCGACTGACGTGTACCACTCTTTCAGCTTGCGACGCATGGTATCGGACTCGGCATCCTCTCGATTCTTGATTGGATCATCGATTAGAAATAGATGAGCGCCACGTCCAGTGATCGCGCCGCCAGCGCCGATCGAAAAGTAAGTCCCATCTTGATTCGTCGAGAATCGGTTAGCGGCTTGCGAATCACTTCTAATTTTTGATTCTGGAAAAATTTGTTGAAACAGCGGATCTTTAAACTGGTTTCTCACCTGACGACCAAAATCGTCAGAAAGCTCCTGTCCGTAAGTGGCTGTGATGATGTATTTGTTGGGATTTCTACCGAGATACCAAGCAGGGAAATAATTCGAGCAAAGCCACGACTTTCCGTGCCTAGGAGGGATTGTCAGTATAACCCTTTTAGCCTTTCCCGACTCAACTTCGTGCAGAAGTTTAGCAATCTTCACCAAATGAGCTGGCATTTGGTAATTTGGGTTGATCGTGCAGGCATAGGCCAAGAGGTTGTTTCGTGCTGCGTTTAAGATTTGCTCGGGAGTCACATACCCTCCTTCAGCATTTCTTCAGCCTGCTTGATCTTTTTAACCTGATCATCCCCAATTATGATATTGACGCTGTTCTTTGTTTCGGAACGCTCAATTTCAAGGCCGGCTAGCTTTAAATGGTGCTTAATTGCACTAAGCTGCACGGCGGGCTCTTCAGAGTAACGAAGCTCTTTTAAAATCTTCACAGAATCAGCGAGGCCACCAAAGATTTCATCTTGGGCAAGTTTCACCAAATCAGCATTTTCACATGCCTCGGCGATTTGCCTTGATCGTTCTGTGTGGTCTTTTTGCTTCACAGCCCGCCGTCATAGCATGAACATAAAAAACAACGAATATGGCATAGATATGGCGACGCATTTTTTTTATTTTTTAGACGATTTGACAAATGGAGGGTGTCTAGGCGGGTCAGTTTGGCGTTTTAACGATTTTTCGTTGATATGGCATGGTCTTAAAGAACTAAGATTTTCCGATGAGTTTTAGCCAAATATGAACTCTGTCGACTGTTGTAACCCACCTAGACCGGCTTGAGTGAGGGTGTGTTTTCATGAAGGGTAGGTGGGCAATCTCATGATGCCACCTCAATAGTGTTCTGGGGTGGTGCCCAAGATACTCCGCGAGCTCTTTCCAGCCTTTGATGTAGACTGACCGAAGCATTTTATTAGAAATGTGGTTTCTCATAATATTTTACTTCTCTACTTCTTCAGAGTTGTTTGAGTCATGCCATGCTTAGGTTTGTGTTACGCATACCATTTCTCTATTTGGTTATAGGCGGCTGTGATTTCTTCATCATTGATAAACTCTAGTAAGAGTTTATCAGCAAACGTATGATTTATTTCTTTCTCATCAGGAAAGGTTTTAGCGATCTCGTTAAGTTTCTGGATGACTTCTTCTTTGGTCATTTACATTTCATTTTTATTTTTAATTTATAAATAAATCAAATGCCATAAAACGCGTTTATACGCCGATTCAGCACTGTTTCTTTAAATTAATTTGTATTTTATAAATAAATTTTATCAAGAATTTTCAGGTAACACATAATACCCATCTTTATAATAGTCTGATGCTGGCCAGTATACAATTTGAGTTGCCGAAGGATCGCTTCCATTATATGGATTCGGTTTTTCACTATAAATAAATGTGCTTAAATAATAATTTACTATTTCCCCATCTTTTTTTGTTACAAAAATAGCAGGCGCAAGCTTTTTATTTTCTTTATTTTCTTTATAAAATTCCCAAGCTTTGCATGTGGAGTCAGCCCTGTAAACATTCCATTGACGATTGGACGTATCAACAATTCCACCCCATGGAGTCAAATGGTCGAAAATTATGATCTTGCGATGGTCATCACGTATCAATTTATCCCCTCTCTTCACTTCAATTCCATCTATAAAAAGCTTTAGTTTTAGTTCCGATTGCATAACAACTCCCTCATATCCGTGTATTATTCTTTTTAATGATAGCTGTGTCTGTTTATAATCCGTATTTTCTCTTAAAGAGTTCAATGGATCAGAGGCAAAGTGGTGAGCATAATTTTTTTCATTTATCCTCCATTCCTTAAGCATGCGACCCTATCCTTACTTTCCACCCTTCTTTAAACCGTCTCCTATGACATTTCTTCACATTTTAATGCTCAACATATGGCGCAACATCCTCAGCGCTATTTTCATTCATTCCACATTCTGTTTGAAGAAGTTCCATTAATATCTCTTTCCTATATTTTTTGTCTAAAAATTTAAGAAATCCTTCAATAATTATTTTCGACTCTGCCATATAATCATTGATTTCTTTCATCTTGTTTTCACTTATTTGCATTCTGCCCTCGTGTTCCATTTTTGATGGTGCAACATCCTCAGCGCTATTTTTATTTATTCCACATTCTGTTTGAAGAAGTTCCATTAATATCTCTTTCCTATATTTTTTGTCTAATAATTTAAGAAATCCTTCAATAATTATTTTCAACTCTGCCATATAATCATTGATTTCTTTCATCTTGTTTTCACTTATTTGCATTCTGCCCTCGTGTTCCATCGTTGGAGCGCTTCTATTTGTGTGTCTTCTACTGGCCCTCCAGCTCCACAGCTCTCGCACACAACCCAAAATCCCCAACCTTTTAAATCGCTGCCTCCTTTTAAATGATCCACTGCTCCACAAAACGGACACTGTTTCATGGAGAAAATATGAACATAAA